CCGGTGTATCTGACAGTCCCGGCTGACGACATGCAGACAGATACGCCTAACTTGCATGTAAGGAAAAAATCATGGCATTGACCACATTCTCCGGCCCAGTCTCTTCTCTCAACGGTTTTATCGGCGGCACATCCACTAACCCCATTGTCGAAACAACTGCTGGCAACGTATCCGAGTCTTACGCTACGACTTCAGCTACCACGGGCGATACACGCCTGTCGTACAACCGATTGACCTTTACCTCTACGGGTTCAGGCGAAACTTTTCGTGCTTTAACCCGAGTTACGGGTGCAAATGCTGCTACAGGCGGCACAATCAACGGCGCACACATCTCCACCTCAATCAACACAGGCGGCACAATCTCTGGTGCGGCTAACGCTATTCGTGCAACCTTGGGGGGTTCTGTAGCTACTCCGGGCGGCACTTTGGCTGTTTTGCAGTTGGATACAGATTATTCTGTTAACGCTACTTTGCCCGGCACAGCTTCGTTTATTCGTGTAACTGACAGCGGCGCAAACACAGGGGAAGTTCCTTTGTTGATGAACATTGAAACAGCCCCTGCCGCTACGATTGCGCCCACTGCAAGCAGCGTAACTACTGTGTCTAAAGCAATCAAAGTGATGATTGGCGGCACTGTGTATTACGTTCCTGCTTACGCTACATTCGCATAATGCAGATCACCAAGGAATTCTTGGAGACTGAGATTCGTGAACTTGAGACTGAAGCACATAAGGCGCAAACCTTTTTGACTCAGGCTCAAGCCACAATCCAAGCGTACAAGATGCTCATAAACAGGCTAGACGCACCTGAACCTGATAAAGAAACGGAGCAAGCATCATGATGCAGACAGACGTAAAAGCCGCGCACGTAGAAGCGACAGGTACAGTGGTATCTGGGCGCAACCGCCTCAAGGCATATCATTGCATTTCTGGTGGAACAGCGGGGGATATTATTTTTCGAGACGGGGGTGCTTCTGGCACGATTCGCTTGCAATTTAATATTGGTACAGGTACACAACCCATTTCATTGCTCATTCCCGGCGAAGGCATTTTGTTCGCGACAGACATTCATGTAACGCTACCCGGCACGGCCCCCAATGCAGCTAAAGTGACGACATTTTATGGCTAAGAAAAAAGGCCCCGTTCTCTCGGTCGGTCGTGGTGAAAAGCTACCTGCTTCCAAGGGAGCGGGTTTGACTGCCAAAGGTCGTGCCAAGTACAACGCAGCAACAGGAAGCAATCTGAAGGCTCCGCAGCCACAAGGCGGCGCACGTAAGAAGTCATTTTGCGCTCGTATGTCTGGTATGCCCGGCCCAATGAAAGATGAAAAAGGCAAGCCCACCCGCAAGGCGGCTTCTCTAGCAAGATGGAAATGTTGAGGTAATCATGGACGCACAAAACCAAGAAACTCTGAAGCAAATGTTGGATGGTGCTTCAATACTTACTGTTATTGGAACACTCGTGGAATTCTTACCAGCCGTCTCCGCGCTTCTCAGTATTGTTTGGGTGGCAATCCGTATCTACGAAACAGATACAGTTAAACGACTCATGGGTCGCAAGGAAGGCAGCGATGCCGAGCAAGAGTAAGAAGCAACACAATTTCATGGCAGCGGTGGCCAACAATCCAGCGTTTGCTAAGAAGGTAGGAGTCCCACAGTCCGTGGGCAAAGATTTTTCAAACGCCGATAAAGGCAAAACTTTTAAAAGAGGTGGTGATATGGCAACGAAAATGAACCCCGGTTTTATGGCAATGATAGCTAAGAAAAAAGCTGGAGCCAAATCAGAGACGCCTTCTAAGATGGGCAAGCCTGTGATGAAAAAAGGCATGGACACCGCCAAAGACGGCATGAAGATGGCTAAAGGTGGCGGCATTGAAGCCAAGGGTAAAACCAAAGGTAAGATGGTCAAAATGAACAAGGGCGGCAAAAGCTGCTAAAAGGGGTTAGTCATGGCAAAAGCAAGAAACTTAGCAGCATTGGCAGGACTCGCGGGTCTTGCTTATGCCATGCGGAATAAAGACGACGCGGGCGAGCAAAAGACAAGTTCTTACGCACCCTCTAGCAACATGACTCCGATGCAAGGTGTGGGAGATGCAACAAACGACGTAGTAACGCACGGAAGCTCATATACTGGTCGTAACAACCAGACCCCGATGCAAGGTGTAGGCGACGCAACAGACGATGGCATTCGTTCTGTGGCTAAATCTAAAACGGCCACAACTACTCGCACTCCTAGTACTCCAGCAAATCCTAGCGTCAGATCCGATCAGCTTCGTGGACTATCCAGCGCAGTAAAGCGCGAAGCAAAAACAAAACAATTTGCTCAAGATACCCCCGAAGAGTTGAGTGCACAAAAAACTGATGCGCTTGCGGTATCGTCTCGCGCCGCTAGAGCGGCTGATGCTCGTAGACGTATGGCTAAACAAAGTTCATATAAGTCTGGCGGTATGGTGTCCAAAGGGTCGTCTGCTTCCAGTCGCGCAGATGGCATCGCCACTAAAGGCAAAACACGCGGAAAGATTTGTTAATCATGAACGACGATCTGGAAAAGAACAAACAAGCCCCCCAAGACATTGATGGCGCATCTGCTGGGCGTAAGTTTGGCAAGAATGAACCTAATGTGCCGGAGCAACCCGGTAGCCGCATTCGTGTTGATGGTAAACCTGTAAAACCCGAGAAAAAAATGGCTAAGGGCGGTTCAGCCTCTAGCCGTGCTGACGGCTGTTGTGTTAAGGGCAAAACCAAAGGCACTATGGTTGGAATGAAAAGCGGCGGGATGTGCTGACATGGCTACAAACAGACCAAGGCGCGGAGATGATTTAACCCCCCTTGAAGGTGGCGGTGGCGGTGCTGGCGGCGCAAGCGTCAGAGGTACTAAGTACAGCAATCTACCTTCTCTTAGGGGGAATGCTAACGTGGTGGATGATTTTAGGAAGCTGACCGCTCCCCCCACAAAGGCAAAGGGCGCAGCAAGGCGTTCAGTTGAACTGGCCGAAGATCGCGCTATGAATAGAATGGCTGTGAGAGCCGCAGGTGCAGCGGGTGCAGGTGCAGCGGCCAAAGCTTTGACCAGTGAAGACAAACCCAAAAAAGCCGCAGCTAAGTCCGAGGACTACGAAGATATGAGCGGAGATGTTTCCCTAGACCCTTCAAACCCCACTGGCGCTGCTGGCAAAGGTATGAAAAAAGGTGGCATGACTGCTTCACGTCGCGCTGATGGATGTGCAACTAAAGGCAAAACCAAAGGACGGTTTGTATGATGTCTTCTCGCGGTATGGGTGCAATGAATCCGGCAAAGATGCCGAAGAAAAAGGTCATCCACCGCAAGGATAAGCCGCAAGATGTGGACATGTATGCTGAAGGCGGCAAAACAAAATCCAAAGTAAACGAGGCGGGTAATTACACCAAGCCTGAGTTACGTAAACGGATTTTCAACAGCGTCAAAGCTGCGGCAATCGTAGGTACGGGTGCTGGTCAGTGGTCAGCAAGGAAAGCGCAGGTAATGGCTAAACGGTACAAAGCCGCAGGCGGCGGGTATAGGGACTAACATGAAAGCGCCACAACAGTCCCTTAAAAACTGGGGCGATCAAAAATGGAGAACCAAAAGTGGTAAAAAATCTTCTGACACAGGCGAAAGATACCTTCCTGAAGCTGCAATTAAAAGCCTCAGCCCTGCTGAGTACGCTGCAACAACGCGTGCAAAACGTGCGGGGAAAAAAGCCGGAAAGCAATTCGTAAAACAACCACCCAAAGTGGCAAAGAAAACGGCAGGATTTAGATAATGATTTCTTTTATTCAAAAACAGCTAGACGCTTCTGAACGCATGTTTGAACTGATGCACAGAGATCACAAAGAACGTATGGAACAGATTGCCATGTGGGCGGATATGAACGACAGCCTTATGCGTAAGTTGGAGGAGCGCGATAAAGAAATTCAACGCCTGCAAGGTCTTTTGATGGCGTATGAGACGGCGGAGAAAATTTAATGGCAACAACTTCTGGCGCAACAGGTTTCAACCTAGACCTCACCGAGTTGGTAGAGGAGGCGTTTGAACGCGCCGGTGGTGAAATGCGCACGGGGTATGACTTACGTACAGCCAGACGCAGTTTGAATATTATGTTTGCTGACTGGGCAAACCGTGGCATCAACCTGTGGACTATTGAGACCGGCACGATTGACTTTGTGCAAGGCCAGAACACCTATGCCCTGCCCGACGACACCATTGATTTACTTGAGCACGTGATCCGTACAGGTGCGAACGTAGCTGCAACTCAGGCTGACTTGAGTATCACGAGAATTAGCGTTTCTACCTACGCTACGATCCCCAACAAGATTACCCAAGCCAGACCTATTCAAGTTTTGATTCAACGATACAACGGACAAACTTCGCCGACAGGGATAACCCTAAATGGCGCAATTACAGCCACTTCTACTCAGATTACACTGAACACTGCGGTTGGCTTACCTGCTGCCGGGTTTGTAAAGATTGACAATGAGATCATTAATTATGGCTACATAGACGGGAACGTCTTATACAACTGTTTCCGTGGTCAGCAGGATAACCCTAAATGGCGCAATTACAGCCACTTCTACTCAGATTACACTGAAC